CTATTGCCGCTAACAGTGATACCGCCCAACGTGGTCGGAGTGGAGGTCGGATCATCCGCAATGATGTCCTGAAAGCCCAAGGGCGCTTTGCCCGTCTGGGCGCTGTAGATCGAAGAGTTGATCTGGTCGCGCAAGGTCAGCATGGACTGACGGGTCTTGGCTTCCAACAGCTTCATGGCCGAATCGCTCTTGCGATTTTCCATCTCTTCGGTGTAGTTGATCGTAATAGGTACTGCTGCATAACGGAACGGATAAAAAGCCGCCGTGATGCCGTCTACGGCGTCCGTGTTAAGGACATCGTATCCGCTAAAGTACTGGGCGCTGTTGCCCCCATACATCAAATCGACCTGGATCTCTTTGCCGCCATTTTCGGTGACAAGCGCACCGCCGCTTCTGAACATTTCCAACGTGGGGTAAGCGTCGAAGAAGTTGTCGGTCAACTCCTTGCGCTTGGCCCGCATCGTTAGCGTCCATGCGGCGTCCCAGGTTTCGGTCGTGCTGGTCGCTGCCATGGTAAATTATCCTCTATTCAAATCCTAGGTTGGCTAAACCCGACAACACCTCGTTGTCAGATATAGGGCCAGCGTTTTCGCTTGCATCAACCTCTGACGTAGACCGCACAGCACGCTTGCTTGACCTACGCGCTTGCGTATCGCTCTGACGCAGCTGGGCTGCTTTCTGAGCGGTAATGCCAGCGTGTAGCTCGTAGGCTTCCTTGACCGTGTATGGCTGACCGGTGTTGGGATTATTCATCTTCACCGTAGCCACGATCTGGTCGGTGTATCTGTCCAGATCATTGCCGTATTCCGACCGTGCCTCCTGTACCTGCGTCCCGATGTGAGCGGTCTGCTGGCTTTGGACGTACTGGTTGGCAAACGACAACTGTTGCTGCAACTGAGCAACTTGGCCTTGAAGCGCTTGCATCTGCTCGCCAACCCTGTGCTGAATGATCTGCTCGACGGCATCAATGCCACGGGCGTCCTCTTCAGACAGGTTTTGCCGCATCTGCTGGATCGGATCGATCTGCTGTTGTTGCGGCACAGCTATCTGCTGTAGGCGATTGGCCCACTCGTTTTGCTGTGCTTGCAACTCGCGGCGCTGCTCGGCAAGGTCTTGCTGCGTGCGCGTGAACTGCGCTTGGAGGTTCTTAGCTAATGGCACTAAGCCCTTGTATTGTTCCGGCACACTACTGACATCGCCTCTCAGCCAGTCATGGCGTTCCGGGTCAAAATCCGACGTTTCGCTGTCAGAGTGTCCAGTGCTATCCGACCGTGCCGGCGTGGAAGTGTCATCTGAGAACAGTTCGACCGTATTGGCCGACTGATCCGACGATGAGTCCACATCGGGTGACGTGTCTTCTGCGCTGGAGTCCAGATCCAGGATCGCTTCGGACATACCTACTTATTCTCCTCGTTGTAAGCCTTCTCCGCAGCAGCGACGGCCTCTTCGGGCGTGTTCCCAAAGAAAGCGGGGTCGGTATTGCTCGGAGCCGGGTTGGTGACATCGGAGCTTATGTGCGAACGAGAACCGCCAACGCTGTCGGCGCTCTCGGTCACGTTGTATTTCTTCAACAACTCTTGCTTGTGGCTGTATGACTCCACAACTTGTCCAAATCCAGCGTGGAACTTGCCATACATGCCTGAGTGCGAATTATGGATAAAATTGCTCGTCACAAAGATCATCCGTGCTGTGCCATCGCATTCCGAACACGGAATAATGCGCTGTATTTGGGCGTGGGTGGCCGTAGGTACATCTACCTGCCGGTGTCCACACTTTTCGCACTCGTAATCGTGGAAAACCATCGCTTATCCTTGTCCTGGCGCACGCTGAAGCTCTTGGCTGATCTCTTGCGCTTGGCTTCTCACCAATGAGACGATGTTACCCTCGCTCATACTGCGATCCGAACCTCCTCCACCGCCCGATGGGGCCGCTGGAGCCACGCCTTGGGCCATCTGCTGCAAGTATTGCTGGTGTTGGCCGACGTGGGCCTGTACGACCTGCAGGACCTGCTGCTGTTGGGCCGGCAGTAGCTGCTGAAACTGCGGCAACTGCTGTATCTGGCTGTGGAGTTGGATGTGCAGTTGGTGATTCTCCATCGGCGTAACGCCCGGATCGCCACCGTTGACCAAGTAGGCCACATTTTCCAAGTTGGCGGCTTTGACGGTGTCGGCGTCTTCCCGGTTGCCCAAGTACTTGTCGATGTCTTGGACGCGAAAGGCCGACAGCAAGCCCTTGATCGCCTCAATGCGGTTGATCTCTGGTAGATTGATCGTCATATTGAACAGTTGCAGTGCATCTTGGCGCTCTAACTGCTCGGTCAGCGGCTGCATGGAGCCGGCTTCGATGTCGATCTTGTAGCGCACGCGCAGCAGGTCGGCAGATACGGCCTCGTAGACCGGATCTTCTGTGTCACGCGCTACGTTGACGAGGAAATTTTCGGGCGTGTACCGCGCATCGGCCATCATGCGGAGCGTGTTACGCACAATCGCTCTGTAGGTATCGGCTACGCGCAGCTGCATCCACTCGCGGTTGATCTGAGAAAACGATGCCTGTAAGCTGGCCTGTGTAGCTGTGACCTTGGGACCACCGCCCATAGCCAACTGGCTGACGTTGAGGCTCTGCTCTTCGTAGCTACGCGCATCGGACTCAATACCCAACTGATCGGGTGGCGGGTTGCCGAAGTTCATTTCTCGCATGGACGTGTTGGGATCTTCTACCCAGATGATCTCACCATCGCGTCCCGACTCTAGCGTATCGCCAATGTCTTGGTTGGCTTCGCGCTCTCTGCGTGATGCCAGCACGATGCGCTGAAAGCGCTTGAGCAGGTCTGCACGGCGCGACACCGACTCAACGATCAAGCTCTGCGTATCTTCGACGTAGGCCATGGGCGGCTCGCCGTAGAAGCTGCGCTCCGTCTGATCAAACTTGAGGGCGTGATACGGGAAGCCACCGTCCACCAGATAGCCGCCGGCAGGTCTAAACTCACCCGTCATCATAGGCTCGCCCGTAAAGGGGTCTGGGGCCGTCACAGGCTCCATAGCGAGCATGGGGTGGTCTACCTCTTCAATCGGCTCTGTGACGCCCTCAGCGAAGGTTATGCGCTTCTTGTGCAGACGATCATGCACCTCGTACAAGCAGACCATCTGTCCGCGCACCTTGGCTGAGGTGACGGCGTCGTGCTCGTCTGAGTATTCGGCGTCTTGCGATTCGTAAAGGAACGTGTCTTGCTTCTCGTCTTCGGCCATCGGTTGGATCTGACGGCGGTTGACAAAACGCGAGTCCTCGCGCACAAACTCCAACGGCACAACCATCTTCTCAATGAGGTATCGCGCCGACGACAGCTTGTGCGGTGGCGTCAATGGGTCGAGGTAGATATTGAACGGCGACACACGATGCACATACGGAAAGTCGTTCTCCGCCTCGTCGTTGATCGTGTAGGGCGCGACAATATCGTTATCGCCGGGTGGGTTGTAGCCGAACTTGAGCCAGCCCACGCTGCAAAAGAGCGCATCGAAGATGGCCTGTTGCACTTCGCGCTTGGCGTCCATCTGCTCTAGCGCTGCGTTGGCTACGCGCTCCAGTATATCCGCAGCAAACTCACGCCCAGGCTCTTCCACCTTGAAGAAGACGTGGGGGTAATTGAACGAGACGCTGGCAATGATCTGACGGGCCAACGGATACATGCGCGAGATCTTGACGATCTTGTCATCGTCCAGACCCGGCACGTCAAAATCAAGCTCATACGTCTTGAGTAGCCGTCGCCACGTCTTATGGCGCTGCCGCATATATTTGCGGCTATTCTCTATAGCGCCCTGCCAGAACTCTATCTCGCGCTGCTTCAAACTACTTGCCCTTGCCGCCCTTTTTCATGTTGTCTGAGCCAGCCGCCTTCTGCTTTACTACGCTGCCCTTGACGGACTTGTTCGGCTTAGTCGTCGTCGGCGTTCCGTTAAAACCTTTCATCTTCCCTACTCCTAAGTTTGGGCCGGTGCGAAAGAGTGCTCCGACCGCTGTGTTAGGCTGTGGCGTAGCGTCCATTGCGCCTACCATAGCCCATTTCCAACATATCCAACGCCTCTTGCCCTGTGCCTTCGTATGGCTCTTCTACTTCCGGCTTGTGCGGCTTGTAGACGTGCATCATGGCGTAGCGCAGTTCGTCAGCGGCATGATCTTCTGCCGTGGTGTCCAGATCCTCTGGATTCTTGCTGCTGCGCGGCAGGGCCGGCATCGTGCGACAGAGCGCATCGTTCCAGCCGTTAAACAGATAAATGCGCTCTTTGATCAGCGCATCGTTGACCACACGCCACCCCGTGATGCGGTCATTATTGGCTCTGGTCAGGAAGATGCCATGCTCGGCAAACACATCAGCTGGCGAGTGGTTGATCACCTCGCTCAAGCGCCTCCTGACAAACATGGACGGGTCGCAGTAGGTTGCCTGTGGATACCGACCGCCCGTAAACGGACAACTTTCGATCATCTCCACAATGTTGGCTGCGTGCTGCGAGGCCGTGGCGTTGGCCCGGTAGTATTCGCAGATGCGATACACGTTGCCGTCGTAATCAACGGTGTAGAGGCCGAAGCTCGTTGGAGCAGCCTCACCGTAGTCCATCGCGCCAAAAAGTGGCCAATGCGTGGGTATTTCAAAGCTGTTGACGAGTATGCGCGGCTCGTTCCAGTTGGTGAAATATTGGCCGACGAAGGAGTCCCAATCGCCTTCCAACCACGCTTTGACCAGTTGCTCATCGCCAACGCCTTCAAGCCGCTTGATATAGCCTGGGTCGCGTTGGAGTAAGATCTTGTTGTCGGTAACGAGGCTGCGGATATACATCCGGGTCATGCCATCGTCACCCTCTATCACCGTTGACTCATCACAAGCGTCAATGAAGTACGCCTTGACGTTGTTGTGGTTTGGACCACCGGGGTTGCCAG